TGTTGATAAATTAATCGCTGGATTAGCAGACTAATAATAAATAAATAAGTAAATATGAATGTAATTAATGAAATCAAAACGATTTTGGGTATGGAAGTAAAACTTGCTCAAATGAAATTAATGGATGGAGTTACTGTTTTAGAAGCTGATGCTTTCGAAATGGATAACGCTGTTTTTATTGTTAATGGTGAGGAAAGAATTCCTATGCCAGTTGGAGAATACGAATTGGAAGACGGTATGATTTTAGTAGTAGCTGTAGAAGGTGTTATTGCTGAAATTAAAGAACCAGTTGCTGAGGTAGTAGAAGAAGAAGCTCCAGAAGTAGAAGTTGAGGTAGAAGCTCAAGCTGCAGTAGCAACTCCAAAAAGAATTGTAGAATCAGTTTCTAAAGAAATGTTCTTTGCTGAAATTGAAAAATTAAGAACTGAAATTGCTGAATTAAAATCAGTAAAAGAAGTTGTTAAAGAAGAATTAAGTTCAGAAGTTGTTGTTGAGCCATTGACGCACTCTCCTGAAGTTAAAAACGAAGTAAAACTAAATAAATTATCACCTAATCGACAAATGACGACACAAGATATCGTTATGTCAAAACTTTTTAATTAATAAATTATGGCTACTACAACATCAATTACAACTACCTATGCAGGTGAGTTCGCAGGGAAATACGTTTCTGCTGCATTATTATCAGGTTCTACTATTGCAAATGGTGGAATTGAAGTAAAACCAAACGTAAAATTTAAAGAAGTTCTTAAGAAAGTTGCTACTGACGCAATCGTTAAAGATGCTACTTGTGATTTTGACGCTACATCTACAGTTACTTTAACTGAGAAGATTTTACAACCAGAAGAGTTTCAAGTAAACTTACAACTTTGCAAGAAAGATTTTAAATCTGATTGGGAAGCAGTTCAAATGGGATATTCTGCATTTGACAACTTACCTCCAGCTTTCGCTGATTTCTTATTAGCTCACGTTTCTGCTAAAGTTGCTGAAAAAACTGAACAAAACATTTGGAGAGGTGTTACAGCTAACGCAGGTGAATTTAACGGATTCTCAAGATTATTAACTTTAGATGCTGGTTTACCTACTGCTAACGAAGTTGCTGGAACTACAGTTACTGCTGCAAACGTAATCACTGAATTAGGAAAAATCGTTGACGCTATCCCTGCTTCACTTTACGGTAAAGAAGATCTATACATCTACGTTTCTCAAAACATCGCAAGAGCTTACGTTAGAGCTTTAGGAGGATTCGGAGCTTCAGGTTTAGGAGCTAATGGTACTAACACAATGGGAACTCAATGGTTTAACAATGGTTCACTTTCTTTTGATGGTGTTAAAATCTTTGTTGCAAACGGTTTAGCTTCTAATATCGCTATCGCTACTCAAAAATCTAACTTATTCTTTGGAACTGGTTTATTATCAGACCACAACGAAGTTAAAGTTATTGATATGGCTGACATTGACGGATCAGAAAATGTAAGAGTAGTTATGAGATTTACTGCAGGAGTTCAATACGCTAATGTAGAAGACATCGTGACTTACGGAATCACAAACGCTGCTAACTAATACTAACTTAGTATAATTAAATAAGGGGAGGTAAAATGCCTTCCCTTTTTTATTAACTTTTAAAAAATAAAACTATGCCTTGCGATATATCATTAGGAAGAGCCGAACAGTGTAAAAACTCTATAGGCGGATTAAGAGCTGCATACTTCATTAATTGGGGTGATGCTACAACGGTAACGTATTCTGCAACTGCAGGACAAGAGGATGTAATCACTGCTTTAGGTGGTACTCCAACAGGATACAAATATGAATTAAAAGGGACTTCAACATTTGAACAAACTGTTACTTCATCAAGAGAAAATGGAACTACATTTGTAGATCAAAAATTAACCTTATCAATGAATAAATTAACTGCAGCAGACCACAAGCAGTTGAAATTATTAGCTTATGGTAGACCACAAGTTATCGTAGAGGATAACAACGGTAACTTCTTTTTAGCTGGTTTGACTAAAGGAATGGATTTAGTTACTGCAACTATTTCAAGTGGTGCAGCTATGGCTGATAAAAGTGGATATTCTATGGAATTCCAAGGAATGGAACCTACGCCTGCAAACTTTGTAACAGGTCCATTATTAAGCGGTATTTTAACTACTATCGTTGAAGGTACTGTAGCATAATATTATTGTTTGTTTTTTTTAAAAGGGGTGCTATTTATTTAGCATCCTTTTTTGTTTTAAAACAATTTTGAATATAAATTATTAATATATAAAAATAGTTTATGATAATTTTAAGAAAACAAGCTACAGCACAAACTTTAACATTTATACCAAGAGTAATGAGTGCAAATACTATTGTTTTAAGAAACGAAACTACAAGTGAAGAGACTACTATAACAGCTACATTTAGTTTGTCAAGTTATTATCTAACTACTTCTACTATTTTTGATTTAGATGAAAATACATTTTATAATTTAACTATTAAAAATGGAGCAAATATAGTTTACAAAGATATTATCTTTTGCACAAATCAACCAAACGATACATATACAGTAAACCAAAATCAATACGTGGCGAACGTTACAAACAACGAATTTAAAATTTATGAGTAATATATCAATAGTAAATTTAAGTGCTTATACAAGCCCTGTAATACAAGAAAACAAGAAGAATAGTTATATTGAATACGGAAGTGATAATAATTACTTTCAATATTTAATAGATCGTTATTTATATTCTGCTACAAATGGCGCTATTATTACTGGTGTTGCAAATATGATTTACGGTAAAGGTTTAGATGCTTTAGATTCTAACAAAAAGCCTAATGAATATGCACAAATGAAATCTATTATTAAAGATTCAGATTTGCGTAAAATAGCTTTAGAACGTAAACTATTAGGAATGGCTGCTATGCAAGTAGTAAAAGAAAAGAATTTAGTTAAACAAGTTCTACACTTTCCTATGCAAACATTACGTGCTGAAAAATGCAACGATAAAGGACAAATAGAAGCGTGGTATTACCATTATGATTGGACTAAAAAGAAAACTAGTGAAGATGCAAAACGTATTCCTGCTTTTGGTTTTGGTAATGGTAATGAAGTAGAAATATATGTAATACAACCTTATGTAAGTGGATTTGATTATTATTCACCAATAGATTATTCAGGTTCTTTACCTTATGCTTTATTAGAAGAAAATATTGCTGATTATCAAATCAACGATGTACAAAACGGATTTAGCGGTACGAAAGTAATTAACTTTAATAATGGTATTCCTTCAGAGGAGATGCGCGATAAAATGAAGCGTGACGTTATGGGTAAATTAACAGGAGCAAGAGGCGAAAAGGTTATTATAGCTTTTAATGCTAATGCAGAATCTAAAACTACTGTAGAAGATCTGCCATTAAACGATGCTCCAGCTCATTACGAATATTTATCTAAAGAATGTTTTGATAAATTAATCGTTGGACATAGAGTTACTTCACCAATGTTGTTAGGAATTAGAACAGGTGATGGTGGACTTGGTAATAACGCTGACGAAATTAAGACTGCTACTTTATTATTTGATAATATCGTTATTAAACCATATCAACTCGAAATAATCGATGCTATTGACGAAATATTAGCAGTTAATAGTATATCATTAAAATTATATTTTAAGACTATACAACCGCTTGAATTCATCGATACAGCTGGTTTAGATTCTCAAACAAAAGAAGAAGAAACTGGAGTTAAAATGTGTTCGCATAATTTAGCAAGCGAAACTATTGCAGATTCTTTAATCGATAAAGGCGAAGAATTAAGCGATGAATGGTTTTTAATTGATGAAACTGAAGTTGATTACGATACAGAAGAAGAATTAGATTTAGAAATAAACACTCTAAATAATAAAAAGAAAAGTACTTTATCTAAAATGTGGAAATTTATAACCTCTACAGGTACTGCAAGACCTAATATCAAAGATAAAGAACAAGATAAAGTTATTGACGGAGTTCAATTTATTACAAGATATGTTTATAGTGGCGATCTAACTGGCGAAAGAGAATTTTGCAAGAAAATGTTACGTGCTGGTAAAGTATATCGTAAAGAAGATATTATGGCTATGGAATCGCAAGTAGTAAATTCTGGATATGGTAAAGGTGGATCAGATACATATTCTATTTGGCTTTACAAAGGCGGACCAAGATGCAATCATAAATGGCTGAGAAGAACATATGCTAACTTCGATGGTATTAAAATAGATCCTACGAATCCAAACGCAAAAGCTATTAGTTCTGCTACAGCTGAAAAATACGGATATAGAATAAGAAATGACAAAGAAGTTTCTATGAAGCCAAGTGATATGCCTACGAAAGGTTACACACAAGAATATTGGGATAAAATGGGATATACAAATTAATAAGAAATGGCAAAAGCACTCTTTATAACAACAAACGATTTAGTTAAACATACTATTATAAATGGTAATGTAGACCCTGATAGCTATACACAATATATCTTTCAAGCTCAACAAGTACATATACAGAACTATTTAGGAACTAAATTATACAATAAGATTAACGATGGTATTGTAGCAGGTAATTTAGCAAGTCCATATACAACGCTTTTAAGCGATTATATTAAAATGATGGTAATACATTGGACTATGGTAGAATATTTGCCTTATGCGTCTATTAAAATAAGCGAGAAAGGTGTATTTAAACATAATTCTGAAAACAGTACTGTAGTTGATAAAACAGAAATAGATTTTTTAATTGAAAAAGCACGTGATACTGCACAAAGTTATACTAATAGATTTATAGATTATATGACTTTTAATCAATCTTCTTTTCCTGAATATAATTTGAATTCAAATGCAGATATGTATCCCGATAAAGACGCAAATTTCACAGGATGGGTGCTATAAAAGAAACATATAAACCAAAAGAAACTAATGTTAAAAAATTAGAAATCTTTTTAAATAAATTAGAAAAGCAAAATGGCAAATAATATAGGTTGGGGTCAAGGTGCAAATAACAACACAATTGGATGGGGTCAAGGTGCTGCAAACAATTCTATTAATTGGGGTTATTCTCACTATGTAAGCTATTCAGGTGAAACTGAAATAGTAGGAAATGAAAGTGTAATAACAACTAATTTTATAACAAGAGTTATAGCAGATGCAGGATATTATGAAGCACAATCTTGTTTAACACAAACATTAAATAATTTAGATACAATATGAGTTTATTAGATAAAGCGTCGTTAATAGTAACGCCAAACGCGTATAAAGAAAGCAAATTATATTCAGTAGTTCCAAGTAATGGTACGGGTGATATGGATGTAGTTCGTGCTACAACAGCTACACGAGTAAATAGTTCAGGATTGATTGAAGTGGTACCGAGAAATTTATTAACTTATAGCAATACTTTTACGAATGTCCTTTGGGTTAAAAATTCTTGTACAATTACTGCAAATTCAATTATAAGTCCCGATGGAACGCAAAACGCAAGTAAATTAGTTGAGGGTACTGCAAATGATAGTCATCATATTTATCAAAATGCAATTTCAAGCGGTCAAAATACTTTTACATTTTATGCAAAGCAAGGGGAGAGAAAATTTGTTTATGCTTACGCTGATAATGTTGCACAAGGTAAATGTTTTGATTTAGAAAACGGAACTCTTGGAGTTAATATAATTGCAGCACCTTTAAATTCTTCAATAACTTCTGTCGGTAATGGTTGGTATCGTTGTTCAATAACAATTTCAATAACTGCTACAGCATTAAGAATTGGAGCTTGTTCAGCAAATGGTACATTTTCTTATTTAGGAAACGGAACCTCAGGAATTTATATTTATGGCGCTCAATTAGATTTAGGTTCAACAGCAACAGAATATTTCCCTACAACAACACGTTTAAATATACCTCGTATTGATTACACAAACGGAAGTTGTCCGAGTTTATTGGTAGAGCCACAAAGAACTAATTTACTTTTAAGAAGTCAAGAATTTGGAACTTCACCTTGGGCGTTTGGTGGTGTTTTAGATACCGTTTCTTCAAATACAATTATAAGTCCTGATGGAACGCAAAACGCTGATACATTTGTTTGTGGTTATACGGGATATTCAAGTATTTATCAATCAGCTACAACTACATCGGGAACATTATACACGTTTTCAGTTTTTGCTAAAAAAGGAAATCAAAATAAATTAAGCATAGAATTAAGAGGTGCTGATACAACTCCTAATATTGTTTTTGACTTAAATAACGGAACTATATTAAGTGGCTCGGGCGGTACAATTACAAGTGTTGGGAATGGTTGGTATAAATGTACATTAACAAAATTAGCAAATTCAACTTCAACTTTGATAATTATTGGTAGAGGTTTAACAGGTAGTATTGGAGATACTTTTAGTTTATATGGTGCTCAATTAGAGGCGGGTGCTTACGCTACTTCATATATTCCAACAGTTGCATCTACAGTAACTCGTAACGCTGATGTTATTTCTAAAACAGGAATAAGTAGTTTAATAGGGCAAACAGAGGGAACAATGTTTTGTGATTTTAGAGTTAATTCTTTAGCGACTTTTGGAACTATTTTATCAGTTAATAGTAATTCAACAAGTAATTATATTTATGCAACAATAAATTCATCAGGTCAATTAAAAGTTGAAGTTTTTAATGGTGCAGTTCAAACGCAAATTTTCTCAACTGTTACAGTGGGTAATAGATATAAATTAGCTTTTGGATATAAAACTAATGATTTTGTATTGTATATAAATGGAGTTTCAATAGGTACTGATACAGTAGGAACAACTTTTAGCGGAACTACATTAAGTAGAGTTGATTTTGATATTACTGTACCAACAACATTTAGTCTTTCATCTTTATCTATAAATTCTGCACAACTTTATAAAACACGTTTAACAGACACTGAACTTGCACAATTAACAACACTATAAAATGATAAATAAACTTAATTATAAAGACAAAGAAACTGCAATAAAAGACTTCTTAAAAAAAGGAGTGTATATTGAAGTTGAGGATTTAAACAAAGAAAAATCTTTAGCATACGGAAAAGGAATACAAGCTATTGTAGAAATTGGAAAAATTGTTTTGACTAATGGAACTTATGATGCTGACTTCAATGAAATAACTGCACCTGTTTACGCTGACGGATATGCTTATGATATTATGAGTGATATTGAGTACAAGTTTGAAAGCGAAATATTTCCGAATAACCCAAAGCATAATTTTGCAGGATGTGAACCAATAAAAGAAATTGATTTTAATTTATTAAGCGATGAGCCGACAGCAATTTGATGTTATATTAAACAAGTTAATTAGCAGAAAATTATTAGTTTTTGCTATTGCTTGTTTTGGATTGTTTAACCAAAGTTTAACTTCATCTGATTGGGTTGTTATTGCTACAGCTTATATAGGAATTGAAGGTGTAACTAATATAGTTGAACGATTAAGAAAATGAAACAATACATTTTAGATTTAAGGCAATCAGTTATTACAGGTGGATATTTTATGTTCACATTTGCAAACGTTGATGTTATTATGAAAGTAATAGCTTTTGTAATAGCTACAGGATATACTGCAAGAAGATGGTATCTAATGGAAAAAAACAAGAACAATGAAACTCAACAATAGTGGTTATTTGCTTATAACAGAATTCGAAGGTTTTAGTGCAAAGCCTTATTTATGTTCTGCAAAGATTCCTACCATTGGATATGGAAACACATATTATAGTGATAACA